CCCGTCTTCCACGCTTGTACGTATGCATCCAACGCAGCTTTGTCGCGCTGCAGGTCGTCATCCGTGAGCATTTTTGCCCGATCAGTTTGAGCCTTTCCACGGTCAGTCTCCAAATCGCTTGCCGTCTTTTGCTGCTGGGCGATCGCGAGCAATTGGCTATCGGTTGGTTGGTTATTTGGAGGCGGCGGTTGCCATCCGGGCGGAATGGCTTTGAAATAGCTGCTCACATCCGCAACGTTCGCAGTCTCAAGCATTCTTGCCAACGTGTTCCTATATTCCGGTATCCCAACCAATGGGTTATCCATTCCGCCTTGCGCGAGGATCATCTCTTGTTTCTGCGCAATCTGGGCAAGCATCGCCAACCGTTCCATGCCGGTTCCACGACCACCAACATTCACGCTCGCCTGCCACTGGGTGGCGAGTGCACGCGGATCGATCGGCACCCACTCGCCGCGGATGTGAATGACGTTCGGCCGGTCCTGCTGCCTCGCCAGCATCTTGAGCAGCCCATGATAAAGCGGCGCGAGCCCGGTCTCAGCCAAGGTCCGTGCCATCATGTCCAATCTGTCCTGGGCGGCTGATGTCTGCTGGGACACAGCGATCGGCGCGGTGCTCTGCAGCTCGTCCACCGTCAGGCCCTGCGAAGCCCTGGTGATGCCTGTCCTGCTCTCCCTGATCGCCTCGAGCACCTCGAGGATGGGCAGCGCCTCCTTGCCCTGGAACGGCTTCACCAGTTCGGTCACCGCGCCCTGCTGCGCGACGCGGATGATGCTGCCGATCGCGGTCTGACGTATGTCCGCCTGGTTGACCTGCCCCAAGGTCATCACGGTGCGCGGATACATGCTCTGCCCGAGGCTATCGAGGGTGGCACGCATCACCCGGCTCTGCAACCGCTGCAGGTCCATCACCATGTCGGCCTGGCTCATGCCGATCACGCGTCCAGGCTCGCGATACGGTGTAAAGCACGCCAGCGGGATCTCGTCGCAGCGCTGCCACTTGATCAGCTTCACCATGTCGCCGAGGCAATGCACATGCAGCAACTCGGCGCGATGGTCATTGTCCGCGTCGCAGCGTATCCAGCCCTCGGTATAGCGGCACATCGCCATCGAACGATCGTTCGGCGGCCCGCCGCGCATATTGTAGCCGGACATGGGATCGCGAGACACCGCCTCGGTGCGGCGCCACACCGTCATATCGCCGACCGTGTTGGACAGCACCTCGTATTCCGGCAGCCCGGCCTCGATCAGTTCGGTGGCCGGCACGTCGCGGACATGGAACACGGCGCGGGCATTCTCTACCGTGTTGGCGTCCGGCACGATCCAGACGCAATCGGCCGGCACATTCTCCACGATCGGCCACGCCTGCTGCGCGGTGCGGTGGATGGTGGCTGACCAGTATTCCGGCGGCCCGCCCTGGGCCAGATACATCATGCCGTCCGGCGTGCGCTGCACCGCCTGGATTTCCTCCTGCGTCATCGGCCGGCGCACGATGCGCTGGGTCTCGATGCCCGGTTCGGACAGCAGCATCTGCAACTGCGGCAGCAGCAGGTTGTTGCAGACCTCGACGCGGCTTTCCTGCTGCTTGCCCCAGTGCCAGCGCACCCAGCCGGCTTTGCGGACGAGGGCATCGAGCAGCGCGTCGTGGATAATCCGCCAGCCATCGTTGCAGGTGAACAGCGCCCAGCGCGCATAGTCGGTAGCCTGGCGGGCGAGCAATGCGGCCTGTTTGTCGTTGCCGGTGATTTCGTAGCTGATCGGCTCGAATGTCACCGGATCTTCCACGCCGGTGAACACCCGCAGCAGGCTGGGTAGCGTGCTGCGCACCGTGTCCCGCACCGTCGTGAGCACCAGGTGGCTGCGGCCTTGCAGCGCCGCTTCATCGCCGAAGCCTTCGCCGCGGTAGTAGCGGTTGGCGGCGACGCGCTCCTGGTGCAGATAGTTGTCGTATATCTGAGCGTTTTTAAAGTAAAATGACACTATGCCTTGGATCTCAGTATCAGTCTTACCAAGCCGCTCGTAAAAAATTTCCTGCTGCCATGGTACTTCATCAGGCTTTTGGGTCCTGATTAGTCCCTTTGCATAGGGTCTGATAGCAGCCGGGATGTCATTCGTGTCATCTGGAGGAATGTCATCCCGTTTCGGGGCAATGAGCTGCATCAGCACATGCGTATGGCCGATCGGCTGCCCGGTCGGACGCAGCAGCGTGGGCAGCGGCGGCAACGGCGGCGGCTGCGAGGACTGCATGCCGGGTGGTCCGCCTGGAGGCATGCCGGGTTGACCCTGGGGAGGCGGCATACCTCCAGGCGGCATGACGGGCGGCTGCTGCATGCCCGGCATCGGTGGTGGTGGTTGGCCAATGGGAGGAATGGTGGCGCTCAACTACGTTTCCATTTCGATCATTGGACCCATGACAGGATTGGGATCGAATAAACCGAAGTTCGCCTCACTGCTGACCATAATGCCATGTTCAGCTAGGGTGAGCATCAGGGCATCGGCCGCATCGGGCGACGGCAATCCCCTGGTCCGCATGCTCTGCTTGTCCTCGATCTTCAGCTTGCCGTCGCTGGTGAACGCATACTTGGGCGCCACCAGGTCATCGCGCAGCTGGTCGTCACGCGGCAGCTTCACCCGCCGCGTCTGCAGCCACTCGCGCAGCCGATGCCATAAATCATCGCGCAGCCGCATGAAGTGCTGCTTGTTGGACGGCTGCTCACCGACATTGATGCCAAGAATGGGCAGCCCCTGCTCATGGAGGCGGTCCACCACGCCGGCACCGACACCGATGCTGTCGATCACGATCAGCTTGGGCTTGCTGCCGGCCATGTCGTATTCGGCCTTGACGGCACCGGCGACCGCCATGGTGTCGAAGCCGCGCCAGCGCCTGGGCATTTCCGTCACCACGTAGCCCTTGCGCTTGATCAGGCACGAGGCGTCGTTGCCGAACCGCGCGCAGTCCAGGCCCCAGAGCTCCGGCGCGGTGGCATCCAGCGGCACGTCGCGGTTCATGGCGCTGTCGACCAACTCCGCGGCAATGAAGCTGTCGTCATCGGCGGAGGGAAACTGGCCCAGCACCCGTATCTTGTAGGCGTTGGAGTTCTCGCCATAGCGCCGCGCCATCTCGTCCACGTAGTCCGGCGTCACCCGCTTGCTGGCTGCGCTGGACACCGTCATGCAATGCCAGCGGTCGCGCTCGAGGGTGTGCACTCTCCAGAACATTCCCGTGTTGCGGGTGGGGTTGCCGATGAGCAACGTTATCGCCCCTGCGCTGCTCATGGCTCCCGAAGCCGCCTCGTATACGGCCTCATCGATGCCGGACGCCTCATCGGCCACCAGCAGGATGTTGGCGCTGTGCAGCCCCGCCATGGCCTCTGGCTGGTCTGCCCGACTGGTCCTTGCGGTAATAAAGCACTCCGGATCGGACTTCAGCCTGATATGATCGGTGGTGATATCCCAGAGCGTGCGCCAGCCCTCGGGCAGCTTGTTGAACCATTTGTGGGTCTCCGGCACCAGCACATCGAACAGCTGTGGGGCGGACGGTGCGGTGACGGCGCACTTGAACGGCGCGCGGGTGTTGGCGAACCAGCAGATGGTCCAGGCGGCCATACAGGATTTCCCAACCCCATGTCCGCTGCGGATGGCGATGCGGGTGTGGCCTTGTGCCATGGCGCGCAGGGCCTCGACCTGCCAGGGATCTGGCTCGGCGCCGAGCACCTCACGCACGAAGGCGATGGGTGCGCGGCTGTAGCGGGTGGTGGCGATGGCGAAGGGGTTCGCGCTGTCGCCGATCGTCTTAGCCCAGTCCCGGTCTTTCGCCTTGGCCTTCACTCTGCCGCCTTTACTGATTGATAGGCAGCACGACGGGATAGCACCTGTTCAAAAAACCTGATGAGTGTCGGCAGTGCGGAGGTTGGAAACTCCTCCCAGACAAAACTTCCATCATCCTTGCCGATCGACTCAAATTCTATGACCATCGCATCACTGGAGTCGTAGGTGTGGAAGTTCCAGTGGAACAAATCATCCCCATGGCTGACCTCGAGTGTGAGTTGCAGTTTTGACGATTCAACCTTAGGTCGCGCCATCATTCAGCCGCCGGCTGCATAATGTCGTCCGTCTCAGCCGCCTCTTCCTCCTGCTCCTCCGCCGTGCCCTCGATCTGCGGCAGCGTATCGGGTGCGTTGTGCAGTGCGTCACTGACCGCCTGTGCCGCCACCAGATGCTGCATCTGCACAGTCTGGATGCTGTTGACGTTGAGATCGGTCTCGGTCTTCCAGCCCATGCGCGCCCGGGCCCAGAAGATCTGCGCGGTGACGTTGTTGTGCTTGGTCGCATTCTCGAACAGACTTCGTGCCACCTTGATGTTGGCTGTGGTCGCGCCGGTGTCGAGCTCGTAGCGGTAGTGCTTGCGCAAGGTGCTGATGTTGATGTCGAACATCTTGGCGATCTCGACGTAGGTGATGCCGAGCCCGGTCAGGCTCAGCACCTGGCGGCGCTGTTCGTCGGTGGGGATATATTTCGGCCAGCGCGCCATCAGTCCGCAGCCAGCCTGTCTTCCGACAGACGCCGGAGGAATTCGCGCAGCCTTTCCCGCTCTACCCGGTAGTGGTCCTCCAACTCGTCACTCGGTGGTCTACGTTTTTGGTTGTTCTCCCAGTTCAGCAGCACCAGTGCCTCGACCAGCAATAAACGCATAGCCTCATGACGCTCGCACTCATTGAGCATTGGTTGACCCCTCTTCACTGAGGCTGCTGAGTGGCGGCAACGTGGTGCGGCCGGCGCGATGGACCTCCGGGGGCCTGGTGCGCTCCCTCTGCGGCGGCGTGGGCTTGTAGTCGAGCGGCGGCAACTTGAGGCTGCGCACCTTGGCGGTGACGCCGGCAATCGTGCGCCCAAGGCGACGCGCCACCTCGGCGTTGCCGATGCCAGCGCTGCGCCACAGCCGCAGCTTCTCCACCTCGTCCTTCGGCCAGGGGATGTTGGGTTGGATACGCTGGTTGTGGCTCACTGTTTCTCCCCGTTGGGCTGCTCCAGTTTGTGGCGCACCTGGTCGCAGGTCTCGGTGACGGTGATGAGGTTTCGGTTGGTGAGCACGATCAGGCAGCGGGCGTCCTTGGTGAAACCGCCCTTGGTCTGCGGCTCGCGGATCGAGGTGATTTCGTTGGGGTTGACGTAGATGCGGTGGCCGCCGGGCCCGTGCAGCTCGATCAGCGCCAGCAGGGCAGCGACATGCCACACATCAGCTCACCGCCGCGATCAGCAGCACCAGGATGGCACCAGCCACCGCAAGCCCCAGCAGGTCTATGAGCGCGCCCACCGCACCGCACACAGCCCAAGCAGGCCCATGCCCAGCACCGCAAACCCCGCCGGCTCGCCCACCGGCTGCGCGGTCGCCGAGAAGCTGCCGGAAATGATCCCCGTCGCCTGATTGACCGTCAGGTCCAGCACGCCTGGCGTCGCGGCATAGCCGGTCAGGTGCAGAATGCCGTCGTCGGTGATGTCCAGCGTGTTGCCGACCTGGACCGGCGGCAGGCTGACGCCGGTGATATCGACCGACGCGGTCAGCCCGTTGTTGGTCGCCGACAGCAGGCCCACGACCGCGGTGAACGGGTTGTAGGTCAGCGGCGACGAGACGTTGGCGCAGGACATGCACGTGCCCATCGCCGCGAACGCGCCGGTGCCGATATCGAGCGCGGCGGGGTTGGTGAACGTGACGGTGGTGCCGGTGAACGTCGCGTTGCCAGTGATGTTCAGGGTGTCGTTAGTGGTCAGCGAGGGCAGCGCCAGCGCCGGGATGGGAGCGAACAGCAGCGCGGCCGCGAGCGGAAGGTGTTTCACGTTTGACACTCCTTGTGGTAAGGGAACGGTTCGGGCCGCGCCAGGCTCTGCAAACACTGGCGCGACCCTGACCAGGGACGAGAGGTGGCGTCATCCATGGCTGATCCAATTGAAACGCAAGCTGCGGTGCTTGAGCAAGCGTTCTTGAACGTCCGCGAGTTGCTCGCTCGCATCGACGCCAGGCTTGATCGCACAGAGGCCAGAATGGACCGCATCGAGATGCGGATGGAGCGCCTCGAGGCCAGACAGGGCGACGATCTCCGGTTCATGATCCGGCTGCAGATCACGCTTACCACCCTCACCATCACGCTGATGCTGGCTGGCTTCGCCACCCTGGGCGGGATGATGGTGCATGGCTTCCGGTGGCTGTGAGGATGATGCTGTGAGAGACCACGACCGACGCCGGGCCTATCTCGCTATCGTGCTTATGTGGCTCGCCAGCAGCGTCGGCCTGTTCGTGGTGTTCGTGCTCGCCGTGTGGTTCACCGCCAACGCGCTGCTGCCCGGATGGTGATGTTCCTGCTCGGCTTCGTCTGCGGGACGGTGTTCGGCGTGGCGCTGATCTTCGCGCTGATGGTGCGACCGGGATGACCCCAGGAGAGCTCTACTGCAACAGCCTGCTGGTCCGGGTAGTCGGACCGAACTTCGTCGCCGGAATGCTGGTCGACCCGGAGAGCGGACGTATCCTGTTCACCGCGCCGATCCTGCGTCATCTCACCGGACAACATCGCGATAAGGTGCGGCAGGGTTTCGACCGTCTGGGCTGGCGCGCGACGATCGTCAAGCGGCCGGGTTGATGTGGTGGGTGGCCGAGGGCCTGTTCGTGTTCATCTGGGCTGGGCTGCTGGCCTTCATCGTGACCTATGGCCCGAGGGATCCGTGATGAGGTTGGTGCCAAGAACCGTATGCGGTGAGGCCCAATGGGTGCGGCGGCTGTCAACCACCGTCGGCGAGCCTCCGCACTCCCTTTACGCTGGTGCCCCGCAGTATTTTAGCTCCGTGTAACCAACGGTCATCAGTCCCTGGTTCCAGGTATCCTCGATCTGCTCCAGCACATCATCGGACTGTGCGCACCCCGCCTGCGAGCTAAGCCGCAACGCATGCATCATCGCCGACATGTAGTCGTAGCTGGTGTTGTGCGACAAATGCTCCTCGAGCGTGCAGCAATAGCCGCCGGGCGTGTCGGTGTAGACGTATTTGCTATTAAAGTCCCACGCCGCGGCCCAGTCCACGAAGCTGCCATCCGGGTAGTAATCGTTACGGTTTGTGGTGTTGGTCCAGTAGTTGGTGGGATAGCCGCTGCACCAGCCTGACGTGGGGCTGTTACGCCCAGCGATGCCCTCTACCATGTAGTCCCGCTGCTGCGCCCATTCCGGATGCAGCAGGCTGGCCCATGCAGCGATGGCCGTAACGTAGTCGTGCTGCCACCACGCATGCTGCCAACGCCCGTAGCTATCCACGACGTGCGACCAGTTGCGATACACCCAGCCGTCGTCCTGCCGCGCGCGGAACAGGCCGCGGATGCGCTCTAGTTCGTCTGCGAACAACTGCTTGGGCAGCAGCCATGACGGCACGTCATCCGGCGTCGCATCGACCGTGTTGAGCAGCGTCCGCAGCATCCAGGCATAACCACGCACCTGCTCGCCGGCCGGGATCGTGGTTGGCGAGCGTGGGCTTTCGCACAGGTGATACATGCACTCGCCCTGCTGATACTCGAGGTAGTAGGGGTCCCCGGTCAGCAGGAACGGCACGTAGTAACACGACGGCGAGTGGGCGGCATCGAGACCAGGATGCCAGCCGGTGCCGTGGTAGAGCTGCGGCGAGGCGCCGCTGCCCCAGTGGAACCACGCGTTCGGATACGTCTTGATGGCGTCGAACGTTGCGCCGGTCGTGTTGTCACGCAGCCGCCAATTGAACGCGGCCTCGCCCTGGACGATGACGGTCTTGAGCATGTCCGCGCCCTGGGTGCACATCCATTCGCCCTGCCAGCCGGTGACGGTGCCGATATCCGCGCGGCCACCGGTGGCGCCCATGTCGGGCGTGAAGCCGCACAGCGACATGGGCGGGGCGCTGAGCACGGTAGCCAGGTTGCCGGCCTTGCCAAGTGCGAGGGCGCCGTCGAAGCGCGGCAGCAGCTTGCGTGTATACAGATCTTCAATCGGTGTCAGCGGATGCGGCCACGGGCCGGACTGCTGGCGCCAGGAGCTGTTCAGCCAGTGGTCGGCGACCACGATTTCCTGGCTGCCCACAACGGCGCTGTAAGCGAGGTTCGGGCAGTTGCCGTTGGTGGGATCGGAATACTCGAACACCACGCACTGCCACGCGTCGGTGGCGCGGAAGTCGAGCACCAGCGGGCAGTCGTCGCGCTTGACCCGGATGCAGGACATCGTGAAGCGGCCTGCGGGGTCTGTATATGCGCCGATGTCTACACCATCGGCTGGGTCGTATAGATACTCGGCGCCATTCATCCGGATGGTGACGGTCTCGGTTGATGGCGGCGGATCGGGCGGATCTGGCGGTATTGGCTCGGCGTTCTCGAGTGCTGTAACGCGGGCATCGAGGTCAGCGATCTGCGACTGCAGGTCGGCGACCCGGTCGTAGAGGTCGTCGGTGGTCTGCTGGTATTCGTCCTGTGTCGGCACAGAGACTGGCAAAGCACTACCTCGCTGATTTCATTGGTGCTGGTGTGGCGAGATGAAACGAAACTGGCGCGTTGGTTTCGCATCTCGGGGGATTTGATTGTGGCAAGCTGTGTCACGCGTGGTAAGCGGATGCTGCGGTGCGAAAGACGGTTATCGCTCGTCGTTGAGTTCCGTCCATTAACGCGCTTTTACGGACGTGACCGCGATGGGCTGCACCACGTTGATCGCCTTGTCGCCTTGGCCGATATCCTCCGGCCAGACGGTGCAGTGGTCCAGAGCGCCCGCGAAGCCAAGCTCCTCGCAGATCATCCACACTGCGTCAGGTGTCGGTGCGCGGCCATGCCGCAGTGACGACATGCTCATGTGCCGGCACAGCCCCGCCGGTTGTCCAGTCTCGATCGAGAACGTCACCATGAAGGCCGTCGGGATCGGCACCGAGAACGCCTTCATGCGTTCCAGATGAGCCGCCCTCCCTTCGGCGCTCTTGCACAGTTCGAGCACGGCGCGGACGTCCACCGGCTCGGCAGCGGCGTGCTCGCGCAACTGGCGGAGCGCATCGCGCTGCGACTGTCCAAGGATCAGTGCGGATGCATTCATGGCCCCTCCTGGGGTTTGGCGGACGGAACGCGCCTGCTCCCACATGCGGTTTCAGCGCCATTGCCGATCACGCGCTTCAGCAGCAGCCTGGCCTTCTCCACTGGCGCCATGTCGCGACGAAATTTGTTCTCCATGTAGCGCTGCCCATCCGGGCTCGGCGGGTACCTGGCCATGATCTCGCTTGCCAGGTCCTCGGCGCATTCCTTCAGACACTCACGCAACTGGAGGATTGTCAGTTTCTGAGTATCCAGCCGCTCGTAGAGGGCATTACGCTCAGACGGCCGCAAGCGTGGTCTCCAAGTTTGGAGGAGGGTTATTTCGCCACCACAATATCACGCCTCCCGTGGTTTGAGACAGTCGAGAGAGACGAGGAGGGAGCGGAGTTGGCCGAGCATCATGAGGGAGACGTTGGCGTATTCTTGCGAGACCTTGAGCACGATCCCTGACATTCCCGCCAATGGCCCTGAGACGACGCTACAGGCCGCGCCGACGACCAGGTCGCAGGTAGGATAGCGTGTGCCATCGATAACGGCCCTAGCATGCGCTAGAGCGCCCGCCCGGACCCACTGTATCCTGTTACCACATCTAAGGACATTGGCGACGCCTGGGGCTTCTCGGATGGGTCGCCAGAGGTCTGGGTTGTCGTGCTGGACGAAGACGTAGCCTGGCCAGAGCGGGACCATGACGCGGTGGGTGAGCGAGGGTGTGACGCGATCGGGTTGGCGGATGGCGACGAGCGGGAGGTAGGTTGTGAAGCCGAGGCGCCGGAGGTTCTGGTCGGCCCAGCGTTCGGCCTGGGGGTGGGTTTGAGCGACGGCCCAATTGCCGTAGCACCCGAGGTGGTCAGCCTGGTTGTGGGCATCTGACACGTTGGTTGCGCAGGCGTCAAGCACAGTATTTGTCCGCGATGGCATCGAGCGTTGCGGCGATGTCCGTCAGGGTCATGGAGATCTGGATCATGGCGGCGGCTTGGTAGAGCGCTGCGGCTAACGCGCGCTCGCCGTTAGCGAGGGCGGCTTCAGCGCTGTGCTCGAGGCGGTCGCGTGCGGTTTCATCGCTGCTGCTCACGGGACACAACTCCTGGATGTGTCCCGCTGCGGGACATCCAGCGGGACATCAAACGGGACATCGGGACATCCAGCGGGACATTCCGGCCCGGGGAGGCCCTTAAGGCCTCTCCCGGGGGCCAACTGATGTCCCGTTGTCCCGAAATCGGGACATAAATCGGGACATTTCATTGCGATATCCTTCCGACCAGCCACACGCGATGGTTGCACATTCCAACGACATGTTGGCCGATCAGTTCGCGAGCGGCACGTTGGAATGCTTTTTTCTTGGCCTCCTGTTCCTCTGCTGGCATGGCGCGGGCATAGAATTGCTCACGCCACCATTTGTCTGGCGCTGACAGGACGTCTGGCGGTGCGCCGTGAAAGCCGGCCACCCCCGATTGGGCCAGGATATCGGTAAGGATCTCCAATGCCCTGGACTTGTGGCTGAATTTCTTCCCATTGCCTGCACTGGCGCGCAGGACGGGCGTTGCCCCGTTAGCGTAGTCCACAACACAGGACGTGACCGGCTTTCCGCGCGAATTGCCGCCTAGTTCAACGACCTTGAGAGTGAAGTTGAACTCGCCTCCAGCTTCCAGATCGCGCTGCTTGGTAACACGGGCGGTATGGTTTCCCGTCTCGTCGGCGAGGGTTTCGATCATGGTGTCCATGGCGGCGCTGAGCAGTGAGTGGCCTCGCGCGCCGCGGTCCTCGTCCTTGCCCATGTGATGCACGAGTGCCACGTGGCACTTGCCCTCTTGCTGGATTCTGTCCGCATTATTGATCAACGCCCCCATATCTTCGGGGGAGTTTTCGTCCCCGCCGGCGAGAGCACGTGACAGCGTGTCGATCACCACTATTGTCACGGGCAGGCCGCTCGCCGCCTGCAATTGCTTGATTGCTTCAAGGACGTCCTCGACGCCTTGGCCGTCCAGCAGGTCGAGGGGCCCGCGGCGGATTGCGAAGGGCAGTGCATCAAGGCCGTATTCCTGCTTGAAGGCGGCGACGCGATTGATGATGCCGTGGCCGCCTTCGAGCGCGCAGTACAGCGCTGCCCCGCGGGCTATTTCGCGGCTATTCCAGGTCCAGCCGCAGGCGATATGCAGGGCTAGATCGACGGCGAAGAAGGTTTTCCCGGCGCTCCACTTGCCATAGATCAGCGACATTCCTTCGGTCGTGAGGAGGCCTTCGAGGAAGTCGTGCGCGTCCAGGATCGGCTGGACCTGGTGGAAGTGCAGCAACGGCCTAATGTCTGGCGGCCGATGCTGGGTTTGGCCTTGGTTGCGCGCACGCCGGCGACGGCGGATCGGGACAACATTATCCTCTGGATCAGTTATTCTGGCGGTGTAGGCGTTGAGTTCGTCCACGACGGCCTGCCTCTCAGCAAGCTCGGCGGCGTCCATCTTGGCCAGTAAGGCGGCCTGCTCGGCAAGCGATGGCGGGGCTGGGTCAGCCATGGCGCTTCTCCCAGCGCTGATGCATGGCCTCGATCACCATTTTTCGTCTCAGCCGCTCAAGATGCTGGCTGAACAGGTGGCGCTGCAGGCGGTAGACGTCTGGTGCCTTGTAGGGCCCGAGCTCCCCGAGCCGCTCAGCCCGGACGGTGCCGGTGAGCAGGGTGGCCAAGGCGTGGGTATGCGGCAGATCGCCGCGTGCGACCGGCTCAGCCAGTTCGCGGGCCAGGGCGTAGGCGTGGGTCATGGTTCCCCCTTGCGGCCCTTGAGGCGTTTCGCTAGAAGGGGATTTCACGTTTCCCTTCTCAAGCGCCGCGCCTCGCGGCCGTTGGTTAAGCTCAGCGCCCGGTTGCCGCCGGGCGTTCTGCTGTTGTAGCGTCTGGCGACTTGAGTCGGCAACGGTCATCACGCCGCCAGCCCCTTGCGAGGACCGAAGGTGGCCAGCGTTTCCGTCTCCAACGCCCGCGCATGCTTCTGTAAGGCCGTCGCCGCGCTCCGCAGCCGGTCAATATTGAACCACCGATCGTCCTCGCCGAGATGCTCCCGCAGCACATACACCGGGTCTTTACCCTTCTGCGGCTGCCGCGGATAACGATCCTGCAGAGTATCGGGAAACAGGTCGCCATTCACCGCTTCACCATCCAGCGCCGAAGCTGCCACGTCGAAGTTGCGGCGGCAGAAGGCCCGCGCCAACTGGCGGCAATGCAGGTTGCAGCCTACCCAACCAACCGGGTGCAATGCCTTGTCGAAACGGATGATCTCCATCGCACCGTTCGCCAGGAACTCAGGATCGATGGCCACAACAAAGCGGTTGATCTCATACATGCGGCGGACGGCATCTCCCTCACTCATTGCGTATCCTCCCCAGCCACGCCGCAACGCGCGGCGCGAGCCGATTGGTCGTTGCCTTCATGTGATCCAGCATGTTGCCGATCAGTTCATTAGGGTCTGCATCGAGGATGCCGTCCCGCTCGAAATCCTGTAGCGTTCCCCACAGCCAAAGCGCCTGATGGTTGTCCATCACCAAACCGCCAGGACGCTCCGCAACCTCATGGCGGGTGATAATGCCAGACGTCGAAGGGTTCGGCTCCGATAATGCCTGCTCAAACAAATCGGCAGGCACAGCCGCGAGTTTTTGCCACTGCGACGATTGATCGCCGGATATGTTCAGGTCTTTGAGTTTCAAGTTCGACCCAGCCGAACTTGATCGACGGTCGCCTCCATGTTCGATCTGAACGGCCAGCAACTGCCCGCACTTACGTTCCGCGCGCAGCCGGATCTCGCGCGCCCGTTCTTCCGCCTCCGTGTTCTGTGCCTGGCGCGCATACATCTCGATCGCACGCGCCTTATCGCGGATGTCCTTCACCTCATCGACCGCGTGCGCGGCAGCAATCGCCCGGCACATGGCGTCATAGCGGACGAGCTGCGTGCCATCGCTCACGCTGCTATCCTCCATCGGACCAACGGAACGCCCTCAGCTTCTAGCGCCGAAAGTGCTTGCTCTACAGTCTGACACACGTACGGACCGCGCATTCCCTGCTGTGCCAGACGAGGGAAAACCTCACGCTGCCCTTCGACCCAACGCGACTTCCCGTTCTTAGTGCGCACCCAGCGCGAGCGGGAAAGCGATTCTCCTGGCTTTTTCCATTCAATGCCGATCAGTTTCCCGGCATGCAGAACGAGATGGTCCGGCCACGACCGTTTGAGGCCGATACGGGTAAGACGCGCCGCCTGCTGCCCGGTCAGCTTAAGATGACCTGCCGGGAATGCTGTCCACTCAGCCGGCGAACGAATGAGGCGGCTAAATGCCGCTTCTCCGGCAACCTGTAGGTCGACCTCCGCCGTTTGGTTGGTGAGCCGGAATCCAGTCACGCCGCCCGCTCCCCGAACCGCTCAACCCAGCAAGTCCGACACCAGCAGCGCATCGGCGCACCGCGCTGCAGCAAGAACAAGTCGAGCACCAGCGGCGGCTCGCACCCAGGCTCCACGAACACCGCCGGCGCCGGACAGAAATCGCACCGCGGCATCACCAGCCGCCCCGGCCGGAGTAGACGATCTTCCGATGCCTGGTGCACCAGGCCGAGCCGGGCCCGCTCACCGGCGCATCGCAGAACCGCCACGGGCGCCCCCAGCTCTCGGTCCATTGGCACGTCGGGCCCGTCACCCCAAAGGGAGATGGGGCCACAGGCGCCGGGGCGGCCTTCGCCTTCCGCTCCCGCTTGGCCCGCGGCACCTGGATCTCCCGCTTGCCCTGGATGTGGCGGCGCACCAGGCCGGACACCGAACCCTTGGATAGCCCGAGCCGGGCGCCGATCGCGGCGACGCTGTGGCCCTCGACCAACAGCCCGGCGATCTGCACCACCATCGGCTCGACCTGGGCCAGACCGCGGATCATGACCGCCCCGCCCTCGGCTGCGGCCGACCGCACTGGCACTGGTAGTAGGGAATGTCCGGCCGCAGCTGGACCGCCGGGATGCCGCTGACGCGGGCCACCGCCCAGACATGCCGCTCCGGCACCCGCGGCCATTGGCTGACCGCAGCGGTCGTGATGCCCGTCAGCCGGGCAATCTCGGTCAACGCCCCCCTAGTCCGCAATGCTTCCTCCAGCCTCGGATCGCGGCGCATCCTGACACTCTACCCACCGGGCGGAGGACTTTACAAGATGGTCATTTTCCCAGGGATCGGACGCGGCACGGTTTGCATTGCGGTGCCGGGTTTACAAAGTTAAGGTCCGCAGAGTTGGTCCCTACAGGCGGGGTTATCATGGGCATTGGCGACCGCATCCGCGAACTCCGCGAGAAGCGCGGGATGACGCAGGCTGAACTGGCCGAACTGATGGGCCTACAGCACAGCGCCGTGTCGCTCTGGGAAAGCAAGACGACCCGCCGCAACATCACCGACGAGAACCTCAAAAAAGTGGCGGAAGTCCTAGGCGTTTCGCTGGCCGAGCTGTTCGGCGAGGAACGCGGAATGGCCTTAACAATAGAGCCAAGGTTCACCACAATCTCGGTCTCCCAGGCAGAAAAGACCTTGCTCGACCTGTTCCGGAGCTTCCCCGAGAAGCTGCAATTGCTCCAGTTGGCGCAGTTCGTCGAGTGCTCCAAGGTCCGCAAGGGTAAGCAATTCGTCAGCAATAAGAGCAGCGACGGCTTTGCTGGGGCCGTCAGTGAGGACAGCCACGCGGCCTAAAACCGCCACTTGAGCGGAAAAGTTCGCTTTTCTAGGTTGCTCTGAAACCTTAACTTTAGTAAAGTGCCCTCTACCAAATGAGAGGGTGCGCGTGCCGTTATGGCGTTTTTCGAGTGCTTCGATCCGCTTTGTCAGGATCTCGATCTGCACGGCCAGGTCGTGAAGGCGACGAAATTCAGCCTGCGATGCGGCCAGATCAGACACGTCCCGTTCCCCCTGATTGTTACCCCCGGCGGTCGGCACGGCGGCGCTTCGGTGACGCCTAGATTACCAGTCTGCAACACACGGACGCCTGTCGGGAAGCAGCATTCCGCAAAATCATGCGGTATTCCGGCGGTAATCTTGCGTCAACGCATGCACCAACGAAGCCTGTTACAAATGCAACGGTCTAGCCTGTCGTTGTCGTGCCGTGACAACAACAGATGTGATCGTCACACCGGGAGGACTTGCTAAATGGCAAATCTGCATCTGTCCTGGACGGAACCGGACACCAACAACGAGTGGACCCGCGCGCTCGACCGGACCCGCCGCAATGCCATCGTCCGCGATATGCGCGCCCACGAACTGGAACGCGCCCTCAAGGCCGCCGTCGATGACGCGCCGCTCTGGCGGCTCCAAGCCTTCCGCCTACTCGCCGAGATCGCGGATGGCATCCTGCCGGCGCACCCAAAGGAATACCGCCATGACCACGCCTGACAACGCCGACCTGCTGACCAACGCCTGCCGCCTGCTCGAGCGCTACCGCGAGGACGAGCGGCTGCTCACCGCCGAGATCGCCGCCCAGCAGGAGCGGCTACGCACCATCCGCGAGGTGATCCTCGCCCTCTCCGGCAAACCCCAAGGCCGCCCGCGGCGCTCGCCCAGGCTGGTCGAGGAGACACCCGTCGAAATGCCGCTGCGCGTCGGCGGCGGCATCAACGAGCCGGATTTGGTGGCATGAGCGACCTTCGATGCTCGGTGGAAGGATGCGACAAGCCGTATCGTGCGCGAGGTCTGTGCAGCAAGCATTATCAGGACGCCCAGCGTCATAACACGCTGCCCCCCCGCTTAGGGACCACTTCCTGGGATACGTTGGGGTTTCTCGCAAAAGCTCTCCTCGCTAATAACGACGAATGCTGCTTGTGGCCATTCGGGCGATCCAGTACCGGATATGGCGAACTGAACTTACGCGCCGGCCGCCGCCCCGTTCACAGGTTCGTCTGCGAAGCTGCACATGGATCGGCGCCATCGTCACAGCATGAAGTCGCGCATAACTGCGGAGTTCGTGCCTGCATCAATCCGCGTCACCTTCGATGGGATACGCGAAAAGGCAATGCCGCAGATAAAGTTATTCACGGCACGGCCCAAACCGGCGAGCGGAACGGCTTCGCTAAATTGACGGCCTCGCAAGTCCTGCAGATACGCGCGAGACCACATACATCAGCAATAGCATTGGCGGCGGAGTTTGGGGTTGAACGATCAACTGTCCGCCTCGCCCGCAATCGAAAGACTTGGAGACACATATGACCATCCCCAACTTACCACTTCCAGACGAACTCGCAGATCTTAGGGCTAAGATTAAAGCCTTTGAGCAAAGAGAGGGTGAAATAAGGGCCCTTCTCCTGTCCAATCCGGATACCCGCACCGGCGCCAACTGGCTCGCCGACATCAAGGTGGTGACGCAGTCGCGGGTCGACCTCAAGGAGCTTCGCGCCTGTCACCCCGACATCGTGGAGCAGTTCGAATTCCCGACAGAGATCACACGCATTGTGCTGATGGGCATCGACCAGGACACCGGCGAGGTGGTGTCCGCCCGCAAGATGCGCGCAACAGCCGGAGCAGACCAATGAACGACGTGATCCCCGCCAGCAATGGCAACACCGCGCTGATGTCGTTTATCGAGCGTGCCGCCAAAGATCCTGAGTTCGACGTTGCCAAGTTCGGCGAGCTACTGCGCCTGCAGCGCGACGTCGCCCACGATCAGGCTCGCCGGGCCTTCAATGCCGCCATGGCTGACGCTCAGGCCGAGATGCTGCCGGTCGTCCGCGATGCCAAGAACAACCACCTGGGAAACCGCTACGCCAAGCTGGAAACGATCGATGCCGCCATGCGGCCGATCTACACCCGCCACGGCTTCTCGGTCCGCTACGGCTCGGCGCCATCCCCGACAGAAGGCACCATTCGCCTGACCTGCACCGTCGCCCATGCCGCCGGCTACTTCGAGGAGAACTACCTGGACGCACCGCTGGGCACGCATGGCTCACAGGGTGGCCGCACCGCCACCACGCCGGTCCAGTCGGTCGGGAGCGCCGTCACCTACCTGCGTCGCTATTTGCTCGGCATGGTGTTCAATATCGTGCTGGCGGATGACGATGATGACGGTGAGGCCACACGTCGTGCCGCTGCTGCGCCTGTCCGTCGTGCCGATCGAGCAGTCGACCCGACTGTTTATGACGCGCCAGCGCACCCGCCGCAGCGCACCCGAGGCAGCTTCCTGGACGCCCTAGCCCTCGCCCTACGCGACGCCCAAAGCGCCGAGGAGATCGATCGGATCGTCTGCGGGGAAGACGTGATGCGGGCCAAGGAGACATTCCAGAACGGCCACAAGCAGCGGCTGGACAGCCTCATTGCCGAGGCGCTGAACAAGTGGTGGACCGAAGAGCCGGCCGAGCTGCCCGAGGTCGAGATAGCGGGAGAAGAACGCCTTGCCAGCGGGTAAGCCAAAACCATTGCCGCAACTCGCACTGATGGCGGCGCCGATCTACGCCGCACGGCTGGCCGGCTACTACGCGACCGCCTTACCCAAGACCAAGACGACGTGGGACCAGTTCCGCGAGGACGCCATGCGCGCCTCGCTACGGGACGCCAAAGAGCTATGGGGCATCATCGTGGAGAAGGCGTGACCAGCTGACCGCCGCGCGCGGCATTCTGACCGGCGTCTGTCTGGGGCTCGTATTCTGGGCCACAGTGTGGCTGCTGCTGTAATGCATACGGTAAACGCCGCCCGCAACATCTTCCGATGTGGACTAGCATCGCTGGTAGCAGGAACTCCACCAATGGTCTGGGGAAACTCTGATCAGGAGAGTAGTCAAGCAGGGAATAGCTTTGCATTAGCATCGCCAATCGAGTAATAAAAACGGACCGCCAAGGTGCTGGAAACACCTCAACGGTCCTGACCAAAGCCGCATGGAGGTGCGACACATGGCTACCAAAGTTCTGCGCGAGATGCGCTTTTTCCGCAACCACTATCTGTGCGACGACTGCCCGAATGAGTGGTCGGACGAGATGACCGTCGTGGGCACGTCCTATTGCACCTGCTGCGACCGTGCCGCCGAGCCGTATGACAGCGAGCCGATCATCGAGGCGATCGAGTCTCTGATCGAGGCGCAGGAGCGGGCCGGCTTCCCGCTGCACGACAGCGACATCGAGGACATGATGAACCCGATGGGGCACGTATGATGCGCATCATCGTGACCATCGACGACATCGCCCCGCGCTCCGATCGCTTTGTGGCGATGCGACAGGAGGATCTGGAGAACTACGAGCCGGAGTATCACGCCGGCCGGGCCGCCACGCCGCTGGAGGCGGTCGCTGATCTCCTGTGGCGCTTGGACCTGGACGACGACACCCCGTATTGTCTGGTGGTGAGGGATCGGTGATGGACGAGCAAATCCGGCATCGTTTTGCCGTGTTGACATGGGCAGTCGGGATCTCGGCCGGGCTGACAATCGCGACACTCGGCATGGTCGTATCCATGTCCTACCAACTCGGCCATGTGGCCGGGACGCTGGATGTGCTCGCCCAGCACATCAGCCTAAAGTAAAATGGTTAACCACTTTCACAACACACCCAAGACCTTCTGGGCGCGCGTGTCACGCGACAATCCGTCAGCCTGTTGGAATTGGTTGGGTGCGAGAAGCCAACCAGGGGGCTATGGTAATTTGTCGTTCAACGGTCGGCCTTGGTCTGCGCACCGCTTAGCTTACAAACTGGCTAACCCCGAGTGGGATGAGCGGCTCCACGTTCTGCATAAGTGCGACAATCCGGCATGCTGTAATCCTTCTCACCTATTCCTAGGCACCGACGCCGACAATATCGCCGATAAGGTTGCGAAGGGGCGTAATCGCGACAGACGAAAGCTTACGGAACAACAAGTGAAGGAGATCCGCGCCAGCACCGAACTAATTGCTAGCCTTGCGCTCAAATTCGGCGTCACCCAATCCACGATATCGATGGTGCGGACCGGTAAGAGTTGGCGCTGGGTTCAACTAAAGTGAGCAAAGCGAAACGGCAGACGCTGCAACGCCTGCCGCCTCTATCACAACCAACGACTGGAGAATTGATCGTGACTATCAGAACTGTATCAGCACTTGCCTTCGCCGTCCTCGTCGCTCTTGGCGCGGTCGGTGTCTCGGCACCGCCCCAACGGAGCGTGAGATGAGCGACGAACCATTCCTGCCGATGCAGCCACAGCTCATGTCGGCTGTGCGCGCCCGCAATCTGGCACGACATTACAAGGGCTTTGCCAACGCCCTGCGCGCAGAAGGCTTCACTGTCGAGGCTAACCAAGCTGAGCGCGACAGCAACTGGTGGCTCGCTTATGCCCTGGCTCTATCCCAGATCCCGCCCGGCCGGGTGGACGACAGCCACGGCGGAGTGTGAGATGCTTAGTATTCTATGCATTTTGGCGTTTTTCGTGGTAGCCAGCGGCATGTTCCGCACCAAGGCGCAGCCACGACAGACACCTGAACTACGGCCCGAGCAGCCCTGGCACGCTTCCGACGACTCCGCGGCGCCACGGCCCACTTGGGGACGCAGGTAGACCAGGCGCGCCAGCAAATCGCGCAACACCTGGGTTTGTCATCAGGAGACCGCCGACATTCCCGACGATCGGCGGTTTGCCGACAGCCGCTAAATGCCCCGCCACGCCTTCGGCATCCAGTATCTTGTTAAGGTAGCCCATCCAGCCCAGAGTCTCGGCTGTGCCGGAAGTGTTCAGGTGCTTCTCGGTCGCCCGCAACCTCCCCGCGACCGTCGAGAGGTCCGCTAGTTGCTGCTGCACAGCAGGATCTTGGTAGAGGGCCTGATACCCGCCAGGCTGCTGTTGCTGCATCCGGTTGGCGTTGGTCAGGAAGGTGCCCGTGGACGTGTCATCAGCCGAAGTCGCCTGTGCCGGCTTGGCAGTCGCCATCTGCCGCACCTTGAATGCCGCCAGGGCATCGGCCGCATCTGGCATATTTTGCCGTACGGATTGCAGTGTGGTATCGCCGCTGTTCAGCAAGTTGGTTGTGGCCTGCTCCGGCGCGACACTCTCCTGCGCCGGGTTGTTCATCTTGGCGATCTTGCTGCCCACGTTCTCGATGAACGAATGGCCCTGCGTAGAGGTTAGATTTGCATTATCGAATACCGCCCCCTGGCCGTGCTGCGTTGCGGTTGTCCGCATGTCCTGGGCGATGCCGCCATACGCCCGCTTCAGCGCGTCCATCCCGACAGACTGGGAAATCTCCGGCACGCCCATAGCCGAACCGATCGCCGTGCGTAGTCTCTGGGCCTGATCCCAGGTCATCGCGCCGCCCGCAGGGACATCGGTTGCCAACGCTTGCTTCAATGCCGTGATCTGTCCCGGCGTAAGCACCTTCTGGGTAGCTGGCAGGTTAAGATTGGCTGTGAGGTCATCGAGGGCCTGGCGATAGTTGGAGGGATCGACCGAAGCGCCAGCCAGCCGATGGTTCAGCGGAGCCCATACATTCGGCTGCGTCACATTGTTGAAGGTGTCTCGCCAATTGCGGTAGCTGTTCTGCACGATGTCGCCAGTCGTCTGGGCGGTTACCGCGTTAGGATCGAGCTGGTTGGCTGTCCGCTCCACCGCATTGCCGAATGCATCCACCGTCTGCTGCTGGGCTGGACGTAAGTAGGATGAGGCAAACGGCATGCGGGTAAGTGCGGCCTCAACGGCCTGCCCCAACTCAGTCCCGCTGGATGTGCCAACGAGATTGGTTGGAATATTGAGCCGGTCGAAGGCCGACGTAATAGGGCCGACATTGCCCGTGGCCGCGTTCACCGCCTTGGCGCCAATATTAGCCCCGACATCGGTACCCTTGGCGCCTGCGATACTCCCCAAGATCCGCACCGTTGGCTTGAGCCAATCCGGCACGATGTCCGAGGATGCGGCAGTATCACCAACAAGCGCTCCGATGCCAGCCTGCACACCGGCACGTATTGGTCCAACCGCGCCGCCACCAAGCGTGCTAGCAGCGGCTTGAGTTGGTATTGAAAGAGTCCGCTCGGTTGAAGTCTCAGGCTTTGGCAATCCAAGCGCATCAATGCCTTGCTGGATCTGCTGTGAGGGCGAAATATAGAAGTCCTGCCCTGGTGGCGGCTGGTAGCCGATGGCCCGGCCGATCGCCCGACCCGGCCAGGTCAGCACATCCCCGACAGCTCCCACGCCAGAACCCACGCCCTCCAGCACGTCCCGCGTTCCGACGCCTAGCTTATGCACGATGTCGGCAATCGACGTGCCGGAGGTATCTAAGATGCCCTTGCCAGAAGTTGGTGACGGAAGGTTGTCACCGGGATCTGGCTGGTTCGCCGCATCGTGCGTCTGCTGCTGAGCCTGTATGGAAGGCGTACCCTTGTCATCAGTGGGCGTCGGTGGCGGCAGGTTATCGGCAGCTGTGTAATCGACCATATTAGCCTCCGGCGAAGCCCCGAACCTCCATCGAAGTCGAACCGTCGCTATGCGGGCGGTAGTAAGGCTGCCCTGGCCTCAGACTGGCCTCCCAAGCTGGTTCGCCACCGGCCTTTCTCGCCGCATCGCTCGGCACGTAACTCGGAATCACCGGCCCGAGGGCGGCATCCATCTTTTGCTGGATCGACTGTGGTCCCTCCGGGTCCAGATTGCGGGCCGGTCGCTGTGCGTTCGGATTCTGCGAGGTTTCGTCTGGCACCTTGCGGTAGTAGTATCCCTGCATCCAAGAGTTTTCCTGCTGGATGCGTTGGTTGAAGTTCCGCAGGAATGCCAGAGCCTTTGTCTGCCCATCGGTATTTTCCAGCATATGCGGCAACTGAGATTTAAATGCCTCAAACTCATACTCCCGCATCGCGCCGAGACCGGTCGGTTTCATCTCCGCAGACATGGCCGACGTGATGCCCTGGATCAGCTGCACCGCCGTCGCCTGCTTGTCGGTAATGCTGCCAAATGCAGCAAGTGCGGGTGCCCAGTCGGGGTGAGCGTTCAACAGCATACCCACCGCCCCACCGCCCTTTGGCAACGAAGGCAGCACCGCCTGGAGTTGCTGTAGACCGAGATCCACGTTGTGTGACTTCATCGCCTGAGTGGCCATTGGGTTGAGGGTCTGCTCTTGCGCCATCTTGGCGTCGTTCTCTGCCATCTGGTTATGAAACGATAGTCCTGATGTAACCCTGGCTTGCTGGAGATCAGCCTCAGCCTTCGCTTTAGCCGCCGCCACATCGATCACCTGCGCCTTGTAGTCCGCTGATACGCGCTGCCGCTCGGCGTTGTCCCGGTCGAGCAGGTTCTTGGCGCCCGACTGGGCCAGCTTCTGCACCTGGTCGTTGTAGGTATTCTCCGCCGCATCGAGTTCCTTCTGCGCGTCGGTCACCTGCGCTGCCTGTTTGGCAGCGTCACCAGGAAGGAGGCCGCGCCGCATCTGGTCGAGTTGCGTCTGCTGGGCCGTGACGTTGGCGCGCGCGCGCTGCACCTGGTCGGCGGCGGCTGCAGCCTCGTCGCTGGTCGGCCCAGGCGCGTAGGCCTTCACCTGGTCGGCGGTCAGCGGCACGAAATGCCGCTCCTGGTATTCCTCCGGGGTTAGGGCGGTGTCCTGCACGCTGTAGTCCTGCGCCCGCGAGGCCGGCTTGGGCGTCGGCGCTGGTGCTGGTGCGGGTGCTGGTGCCGCGGACGGTGGCGGAGGAGTTGGCTGCGCCTGATCGGCTGGGGGTGTCGGCACTGGCGCTGGCGCAGCAGCAGGAGAAGCGGCGGTGGTCTGGATCGGACCGAGCGCCGGTGGCGTGCTGGTCACCCCGCCCTCCGGCCGAGCCCACAGCCCTTGCGTGCCAGGCACGGCGATCTTGTTGCCGGTAGCCTTGGCGACCACCCCGGCATCCTCCGGCGTGGCGATGGTCGACGGCGCCCCGGCAGGCGGGATAGGCGGCTCGGGGAGGCCGCTGGGAGGCGTTGCCGCGGGCTGTGTCGCGGTGGTGCCGATGAAGGGGCCGGCTGCTGGCGGCCCTTTGAACGGCCCCACAGGGGCGCCCTGGGCGCTCCCAGGCCCGCTGGCGGGGGGCTGGGCGCCCTTCACCAGCTGATACCCGCCGCCCGGCTGCGCCACCCAGTTGGAGGTGAACTTCGAGGCATCCCACGGCGCGGTGCCGTATTTGCCGTAGAGCGCCTGTGCCGCCTTGTCCTGCACCGCCTCGGGGGCCGACATCGCGGTCGGGTATTGGCTCGGATCGCCGCCCGCCAGCTGCAGCGCCTCGCGCCACGTGCTGTTGACCATCTGGTATTTGCCGGAGGCCGTCGCCCCGCGCGCATAGGCCGATGGATCTTGCATGGCGACGTAGTTCAGCGCGTTGGGATTGCCGCCGCTCTCCCGCTGCGCGATCAGCGGCAGGTCGTGGCTGGCGTCGCCAGTCAGCTCAGTGTCACCACCGCCAGGGCCGCCACTAGGACCGCCTGCACCCCCTGGGCCGCCCCCAGCGCCCCCGAACAGCGGCGGCAGCCCAAGCCTGCCCTGCATCTGCAGCAGCGGAACCAGCGCGGTCAGCGCCTCCGTCCGGTTCTTCTGCTGCTGCATCCCGAGCTCGGCCAGCTTCGTCTGGGCGTTGAGCGCATACTCCTGCTGCCCGGCCTGCGCCGCCTCGCTGCCCAGCAGCCCGCTCTGCGCACCACGCAACCCGCCTGCCAGCACCTGGCCCGGCGTGTCAAACCGTCCGGCCCCAAGTAACCCGATGCCGAAGTTCAGCAGCGCCTGCTTGCCCATCTGCTGGCGCAGCGCCGCCGGCGCACCGGGCAGCGAACCGCCGCCGAGGGCCAGGCCGATGCGCGCGAGCAGATCTGGTCCCTGCGATGGATCGTTGCTGTATTGCGAAGGCGGTGGCGTGGCCGATGGCAGCTGCACCTGCTGGCCCTGACCAGAGGCCGCCGCGATCTGCTGGCGGATCAGCGCCTGGATCGCCGCATTGAGATCAGGCGGTGCCGCTGTCTGCCCTTGGGGCTGTTGGTCGTTGCTGCCGCTCATCCGAGGAGCCCCTGCCCGGACTTGCCACGGCCTTTGCCCTGCATCGCCGCCAGCAGCAGGTACTGGCCAAGCTGGTTGCGGCTGGAGAGCATGCTGGCCAGCGCCGATGCGCCACCGCCGCCGCCGGCCGGTTGCAACGAACCGGTCGCACCCGTGCTGGGAGCGACCGACTTGGAGCCCTGCATCGGATCGCTGCTGGCGCCGCCGCTCTTGTTGAGCGCCTCGCTGAGCTTGCCCAGGTTTTGCGACAGCCCCGCCCAGTTCATGCCCCCGCTGCCACTGCCACCGGATGTGCCGGTCGGATCGCTGAAGGTCCCCGACTGGTCGCTGGTGAACCAGTTGCTCGGGTTCCACATGCTGCCACCGCCATAGCCGCCGAACCCACTCAGGTCGCCTGTCGAGCTCCAAGTGCCGGACTGGTCGCTGAACGTGCCAGATGGATCGTCCCAGGTTGCCATCACACCATCCCCGCGATTGACGACACCAGACCAACAGCCTGCCCAGCCGAACTCGCCAGCGACGGCGTGCTGGTATTGGTCGAGGTGCCCTTGCTGTAGCCGCTGCTGCTGTAGTCATACCCGTACGGCACGGACGACACCGCGCTCAGCAGCGTCTGCAAATTCTGATACGGGGCATTGGCCGCCTCATACCAGTTGCCATACGCCGCATTATCCAGCGCCTGCTGATACGCCTCCTGCTGCTGGCCGGCGCTCTGCAACAGCCCCGCCTGCTGCACCGAGGCATTCTGCTGCGAGGTCAGCAGCCCCGGCAGCTGCTGCGCCGAGGTCAGCCCCGCCTGCAGGTTGGTGTTGGCCATGCTCTGGGCTGCCGACTGCGAAGTCCCGTAGCCGGACTGCAGCTGGCTCGCGAGCGTGTTGGCCGCGCCGTAGCCCTGCTGCTCGAGCGCCTGGCTGACCGGCATCGCCGCGTTGTAGCCCGAACTCAGCAGGTTGCCGATATACTGCGCGCCCGACAGCGCCGCCTGGGACTGCGCCACGCCCTCCATCACGCCCTGCCGCGAGCCGCCATACGCCCCCGCCTGATTGGCATTGGCGCCGATCGTCTGCAGGTTCTGCGCCAGCGACTGCGCCCCCAACTGCAGCGTCGGGCTCACCACCTCGTTCAGATAGGGCGACATCAGCGACGCCTGGTTGGCCGCGATCTGCTGCGAGCCCGACCCCTGGCCCATGTAGTTGCTGAGCAGTCCCGCGCTCGGATCGACCACGTTGCCGACGTAGTTTCCGTAGAGGGAATTGGTCGTTGAGTTCACACCGGAGGCGGTGACCGGCGTGACCTGGCTGAGCATGTTCTCGTAAGCATTGGCGGCGGCGTTGTAGGCGCCCATCCCCTGCCCCTGCAGGTTCTGCACCGCCTGGTAGTACTGGCCGGTATCGGACGATGGCCCCGCGACCATTTCGCCTGTGTACTGCGGGCTGTAGTTCTCGCTCTGTAACTGCGATGCCGCCGACACCGCCTGCTGACTGGCGGAATCTAGCCATGACGGCAACTGAACCGAGCCGCTCTGGTTGGAATAACTCTGAGATGACGTGTTCGACGAACCTCCCTTTGAACCGCCGGACATCAGGTCAGCTCCTTTCTGAACGTCCAGTGCCACGGCATCCAACCGAGTGGCGCTCCTACACGTCCCCAGCCCTTCCTGCCGCTCGCCGTAGCTATCGTGCAGCCCTGATCGCGCCCCCAGTTACACACTGTCGGTTCCAGCGCGATGATGTCGGGAAGGTTCCCAGACAAGACCCACAGGTTGATGACCTTCGCGCGCGGCAGAGTGAGAACCTCACTGAGGATCGAGCCGTCGCCCCCGCTCCAGAACTGCGCCCTCCCCTCGCGGACAAGCTGGACCACATCCTCGACGCTGTGCGTGTCACCGCCAAACAATAGCGACTTCTCGAACCGTGCCCGCTTTTCCTCGTCGCTCAACACTAACCCAAGAGCCCTTTCACTCTCCGCTGCAGCGCATCGCCCATCGACATCACCCGCGCCTTGCCGCCCATGGGCCCGGCAACGTCCGTCGCCTTCCGCGCCGCCGCCGGGACGGCAGACGGTGACGCCAGCTCCTCATGCACCACGGCACCGCGTGGGGTCACGCCCTGCACCACCTGCGGCGCCCCCGACCGCACTGCGGCACTCTTGTGCTCCTGGAGACCCAGCAGCTTTTGCATGAGCCCATTGTGTACCCGTAGCGCTGTGGCAAATGCATGAGCATGCGCCGGTACTGATGTAACTAGACTCCCCTCCGGGCGATGCACGGTGTGCAGGTGGGACGGCAGCGTGGCCGGCAGCTTCGTGCCCGCGGCCAGGAACGCGGTATGCTTCGGGTTGTACGGGTCCGCCACCGCGGCAATCTGTGCCTTCGCGTCGCGGGCCGGCTCGGGCAGCGTGCCGCTCATCAGGGGAATACCATGGTGTCGATCAATCCCATCCCCATGATTTCCACCTGCGACACCGAGGCGTTGCCGCCCTGTGCCCGGACTGCCATATCGAGCCAGATCGGAGTGCCTGGCGTCAGCCCGGTGGCCAGACCCTCGATGGCAAACGAGGTCACCTGTTGGTTGCTGCTTGCGTCGAAGTGGATCTCACCGGAGACTCTAGTTGCCCCGCCTGGAACTGGCTGGCCATACGCTGGCGCCGCGCCAGCCCCATACCAGAGACTGCACCAGCTCTGGCCGTTGTTCGCTGAGTTTGCGATTTCCCCCGAGGCAAACAGCATCGCCCGCGTGGTACGCTGCCCAATGGTCAGGGGGAGATTGAACCCCATCATGACATTGACCGCGGAACCGGTGGCGGCCGGATCAGCCGGCTGCGCCGCACCGGCGTTGTTCTGCCGCTGCCCGAGTTCGTTGATGTAGCCCAGCAGCGTCGCGATCTGCGCATCGACATACTGCTTCGTAGCAGCAATCATCGCCGCGGTCGGATCGGCATTGAGCGTCAATGCCCCGGTCATGGTATCACCAGCCACGTTGACATACAGCGGGTCCGCGATCGGCGTCACATCGGCCGCCGTCATCGTCACATTGCCGGCGCGGCCGTTCCAGGTGATCACGCCATGGGCGTCCACATACGCCTTCGTGGCGGCATGCAGGGCGGCCGTTGGCGGCCCGGACAGGGTGAGCAGCCCGGTCATGGTGTCGCCAACGACATCGACATACAGCGCATCGCCCTCGCTCTTGGTCAGCGCTGAGCTGCGGGTGAGCGACCACACCGCCGACGCCGCCACCCAGGTGATGCGATCACCGTCCGATATCGTCTGGCCACCGATGCCGGGAATGCCCGCGGGTGCGACCTCCGGCGTGCTGGGGTTGGCCGTCTCGCACAGATAGTTCTCGGCGTTCTGGGTGCCGCCGCCGGAGATGTCCGGGACGTTGGCCGCGACCTGCCAGTTGCCGCGGAACACACTGTAGGTCGAAATAGCCGTATCGACGTACTGCTTGGTGGCCGCCTCGAGCAGCGTCGTGGGATCGCCCGAGAGGGTCAGTACGCCGGTCATGGTATCGCCGGAGACGTTGACGTACGCCGCGTCTGCCTCGCCGTTGGTCGGACGCACGCTGAGCCCCACCACGGCGCGGGTGATCTGGTCGGCCAGCGCCTGCAGCCGCTGCTCCGGCGCCCCGGAGATCGGCGCGATAATTGGAGCGGGGGGACGAATAGCCATTTACCCACACCCCACCGCTAGGTATAAACGGGGTTGCACCGGTGCGCTAACACCGATGCAGCCCCTGACCAACGATCCTAGGATGAAGGACCGGAGGCTATGCCATATAAAGACCCCGAGAAGCGCCGCGCCAAATAGCCAAGTCACCTTGGGCCGCCTTTTCGTATGTCTAGCCGGATGCGTCCAACCGCAAACGGCACATCCTGCGTCGCTTCGATGCGCATTCTCACACTACGGCCACTGAAGCGGACATCCAACAGTCCATCATGCGATACCGTGTAGAGCCCAGTCACCTGCTCGACCGGGCTGCTCGCCTGCTCCCGGATGAAGAAGCGAAAGCCAAACGGCAAATTGTCAGGGTCTGCCACCGCACCATCGAAGATGACCTGCTTGCAGTGCCATCTATCCTGGCCCTCACTGAGCGCGATCGCGCCGGTCTCGACGTATATGCTTCCGGTCGATGCGCGTGGGGCACCATTGTCGAGTTGCCCATATTCCTCGAAAAAGAGCGAAGCTTGCGATCCCAACGGGCCACCAGCAATCGGGTGATCTAGGACACCGAGCCGATCGGCGGCAGTGCGGTTCGTCTGCCCGATCATCCAGAATTGCTGGTTAGGAATGCCGTAGTTCAGCGATATGGTTCGATTGCATTCAACCGATCCCTCGTCTGGCCAATACCATGTCATCTCGGCGAAGGTCGGATTTACCGCGCCGAACATCCTGCCGTGGCCACCCTGGTTCAGCAGCGAAAACAGATAGTCCTTCACATCGCAACCAAGCGGTTGTGCATTACCGTTCCAGGTCCAGAAATTTTGTAGCGATGGCCAGACTGCCATCGAACCTATGCTAGTCGGTGCCCGGAGAGATAGGGGGCCGCAGCCCGCCGCCACCTGAACGATCCCGTACGCATAAGGTGGACCCACGTAGGTCATTAGATGCAAGTCGTTTGAGGTGTAGATGAGAATGCCTTGTGAGACCTTCAGGGCACTTTGCACCCTTGCCTGAGTGACCAATATCTTACTGCCCGCAAGATTGGTTACGTCAGGTGTCCATGTATTATAATCTTCCTGATCCGACCACGCGATATTCCTTGGATCTCCGCCAGCACCCAGCAGCACGACTTGGCGTTGATCCGTCACAATGACGCCCTGGTTCATCGTGGGCGCATTCGCTACAAGCACAGGAGGTGTTGTCGGTGTGGCGGGCGACCAAACATAAAGATGCCCATCCTGCGTCGGTACGATGAGAAGCCTTTCACCGAAGGTGTCCATGGACCAGATGTCGCCCATGGTGCCGGAGATGTCGCTGGGGCCGACGTCGGACGCCTCGCGCGCTGTGCCGTAGAGATCGGTGCCGTAGTCGCCCTTGCCATAGCCGACCGGGGAACTGGGCAAGGTCAACCCAGGGACGCCGGCGGGCGTGATGTCGGTCAAGGTCTGCAGGTCGAAGTTGTAGGCATAGAGCTTCTGGTCCGTGCCGATCGCTGCCCAGCGGGTGCCGGCCAGGTCGTGCCAGGTGAGCACGTCGCGGATCGGGTCCGGCGTCAGGGCGGCGGGGAGCGAGACGTTGCCGCCGACCGGCTGCAGCACGCCTTGCCGCCAGCGCATGTTGTTCATGTCCCACCACGCTCCCGACGTCGCCTCCGGCGTGCCGAGGCGCTTGATGCCGGGCGGCGGGGCTTGGGCTACGCGTGGCATGGCTGGCTAGTGCGGCCCCCGCACGGGCGATGAGAGCGCGCGGCGTTGTGGGAGCGGCATCAGCAGCGCCTTGAGCTGGGCGATCTCCTCACGCAGCTCCTGCAGTTCACTCAGCGGCTCGTGCTCGATGGTCATGACGGCAGCACTGACCGATGTAACCGCTGCGGCCTGAGATCCAGCGTAGATGATCTTGGTGATGACCAGGATCGGCGACAGCACCTCGAATGCCTGGCCGCCGCCGCCCAGGTTGACGTTGTGCTGGTGGCTGCCGTCGTTGTTGATGGTCAGCGTCAAGGAGCCCGAATAGCTCGTGGTGTGGGCATGGCCACCGTCTGAGGAAATGCCATGGATGTGGCCGGGATCGGTCAGGGTGATGCCAGTGGCGGCCGCGTTGGTTGTGGCCCCTGCGGCGTAATTACCGACTTGCGAGCCACCGGCATTCAGGAAATCACTGCTGCCAGTGGTGGCGACATAATAGACGGCATAGCCGTGGCTATGCGTCGGATCGTTTACCGTAACGCCGGTGTAGTTGCCGGCGGTGGCACCGCCATGGGTGTGGATGCCCTGCCAGTCGGTGGTGTGGCCGTGGCTGCCGCCCGTTGCCGCGCCGCCATGGTTATGCACGCCCTGGAAGTCGGTCTGCATATTGTAAGCCGGCAGCGTGCTCTGAGTGATGAGGTTGCCGACGAAGCCCGCGACGGTGGCGAAGTTGAAGGTATAGCCAATACCGGCCTGGTCGATCATGTTGCCAGGCCCAACGCCTGACCGGCCATTGAAGTTGGGTAACCCAAAAGTGGTGCTGCCATCGCCGGCATTAAAGGCGGTGCCCAGGACCGCGAACAGAGCGGCATAGGTGGAGCGCGACACCAACCGGCCATCCGCGATCAGCCAGCCGCTCGGGGGTGTGGTGCCGGCAAAATCGATCACCGCGCCGATCGGCATCGCCATGTAGAGCAGCTGGTCAATGCTGCTCAGGTCAGTGTTGAGCTTCGTACCCCACGTATCTCTTGACGCCCCAGGCTCCGGGAGGGTCCACCCGTAGTTCGTCGTGTAGGTGTCAGCCATGCGTCAGGTATCCACACTGTCGTCATTCAGCTTCACGTCCAAGGCCGCCACGGTGCTGACCTTGAAGCGCCACCCCATCGGGCCAAGGCCAATGAGGGAATAGCGCTGGCGGCCGACACGGCGGATATAATCGCGGCGATCGCCGTAGCCGCCGGTGCCGGTCGCCGGGCGTGGCAGCACCACAGCGCCGGTCGAGTCCCGGTAGTTCAGCACGTAGTAGATCGACCCATCGGTGGGCACCCATTGCGCATTGGCAGTGCCACTCGCACGCGTCGTTCCCGCAAGGACGGTCATGGGGTTGCTCCCTCACTCATCTCACACTCCCGCCACGGCTGCCCACGTGCCGCCCCCGGCGCTGACGTAGAGCCGTGCCCCTGCGCTGCCGTCTGTCCTGAGCCACAGGCTGCCGGCCGGCTGCGTTCCGGTTGCCGCGCCCGCGCCGCTGCGGATGTTCGGCCCCGCTGCCGTCGTGACATTCAGCTGATCGACTGTCACGCCGCCGGCCGCCCGATTGATCGACAGCGGCGTGCCGAGATTGGCGCCGGCGTCGCTGTAGCGATTGATATACAGGTTGGACCCGGCGTTGCTGCCGCTCTCGGCGCTGTTATCGACCTGCAGGTTCCAGCGGGGGCTGCCGGCGGTTTGGTATATGAATTGCCGGTAACGCCCAGCGGCGGTGTCCAGGTTGATGTTCATGTTGCCGGCCAGAGTATCGTTGCCGAACGTCGCCGCTGTCGTGGTGAACGAAGCTATATCGGTCCCGCCGGCATTGAACCAGACGCCGGACCCGCTCGGGCACACGAGATTGAGCCGCGCCGATGTGACGCTTAGGCCGAACGTGGTGGAATAGAGCGCAATGTGTTTGGAGAGGTCCGTGACACCGCCGGGTGCAAAGGCGGTTCCATGCAATACGCCCCCTGGTATCGTCACGCTGCCACTGGACCGCGCGATCTGCAATGCATTGGTCTTGAATGTTCCGGCATCAGAGAAGTTCTGAATGGCAAAGTCGCTGCCGGCGTCGCTGCCACCTTCCGCCGTGCTATTGACCATTGATACCCAGCGCGTCGAACCGGCCGTGGAATAGATAGTCTGCCTCACCGCTCCGGCCGGTCCGTTCACTGTCCTGTTGACCGCTGCGGTGTTGCTGCCAAAGGAAACCGCTGCGGTATGGCTGACTGCGCCCGCGAAGGTGACGGGTATGCTGATTGTCTCTGCCGCCGCGATGCCGGCCCCGGCCAGCGTCATGCTGTTGAACGTATTGGAAATACCGATCGAACTGCCGGCAACCGCCGTGTCCATCTGCACCGCGACAGCGGTGGTGCCGGCGCCGAAGTAGCAATGCTGCACGTTTAGAATGCCGGTGCCGGACTGATGCACAAACGGCGTTGTATGTCCTGATGATAAATGCG